TTATCTATATTCATGACCTCTTACCCTTTTCTAATAGTATATCTGCCTTACGTTTCAATTCATATACCTTGCCATCAAGACTTTGTAATCTAGCGTGTGCTATACTCCGATAATTATCTATAGATTTGGCATACTCATTTTCATTTATTACTAGCTGTATCTTTGCTTCGTGCTTAGTATACTTGCTAAATTCTTCATTATGTTGTGCCACTAGTTTTTCTAATTGATCTGTACATAGATCATAAACCACCTTCTGTTTATTTATTTGATCTTGTATGTATGACGCATAACTATATAGCATATAGGATGAATCAAACAATTCTTCTTTTGTTAACTTCCTTAGTTGCTCATCAGACAAGTCAGACACTATCAGAAATTCTTCTCTAAAGTGAGCAAAATTAGTATTTGTCTGATGTATAAAATCATCTAAAGACTTTAGGAAATGCTCAACAGTTTCTTTAGCTGTTTTCAATTTGATGTCTCCACTCTTCATCCGTGTGTGAATATTTTAATACAATTATATCTATATTATTCAGGGCGCACCACTCTATTTTATCCTCATCTTTGGCTTTTGCAAGTGTAAAATGAGCTAAATTCTTGTGAAAAAAATTACAGAATTCATAATGTTGTTGACCATGAACTTCTACGGCTTTCATAATCTGCGGTATATAAAAGTCTAGATACAGCACACCTTTTCTATGGCTAGCTGTACTCCCAGGTAATTTTACTTCTTCTAGTATTCTATAACTATGATATATTTCTTTTAGTAAACTTCTAGCTCTTAAATGGTACTTAGACCTTTTTCTATCATCATCAGACTTTATATCATATCCACTTAAATTCCAAGGATACACTCTGCCATTTAAGCCAGTTACCTTCATTAATAAAGTTCCTTTATTTTTTCATATACAAAATTTGCTAGAGGTTCATTGTTTGTTAAGAATTCATATAGATTATTTGAACCTTGAAACTTAAAGAATTTTTCTATATCTTCTGGAGTATCTTGAACGTTATTAGACTTTAATAGACTTTGTATAAGTTCATTATCTTTGTTGTCTACTGCGCATTGTACTGTATACCAAGCTCCAGAAGTTTTGATTAACCTAAACTCACAAGCTATTTGCGTTATTTCTTGTACCTCATCCACACCAATACCGTATCTTATCCAACTTTCTGCTGTGCTATTAGGTTTACCTCCAGAGCAAGAAGTTTTTATATTCCAGTTAGCTATTTGACCAACGTGTGGCCCAGTATCTTTGGGTACTTGCCACTTACCCCTATGAGTAATAACCATATTAGTTCCGGCTTGATATTGTAACATGTTGCCACAGTCTGCCATCTTTGCTGGTGCATATGGCGATCCACCAGTATTTGCTATGTTGTGTGTGATACAAATAAGGATGGTTTGATTTTTCATTAACGTGCCACTAATTCTTTTAAAGAACATGGAAAGTAATCTCGGTAAAGCGTTTCGCACTCCAGTTCTTACTTCTCCTTCTAACTCACAGGCTGGAACCATATTTGATAATGAGTCGGTAATAATAACACAGCCGGGATCATTATTAATATAATATTCTACTATGTTTAGAAAATCTTCCGCAGTTAGAATTCTATCATCAGTTGATTCTACTATAAGCATTTTATCAGAATCTAAGCCTTTGATGCCCTCAAAGTTTTGTTTAGATAATCTACCTTCAGTATTGACATATACTATTTTTTTATTTTGCTTTTGACACTTGGCGGCGAAATGCAACGCTGTAGTAGTTTTACCACTCTTAGGATCTCCCGTCATAACAACAACAGAGCCTTCTCTTAATCCTCCACCTAGTGCTATATCTAACGCTGGAGAAATACTAATAACCTTTAAGTTATTAATTGACTCTAATACCTCAGTGCCACTGCGTACAATGTCACCGTACTTGCTTAGTATTGAGCTAGTTATCGCATCTTCCGAAAACTTACTTGATGATCCGTCCTTTTTCTTTTTCATAAATCCCTCAGTTTGTTTATCATTGACTTTGTTTTGATGATAGATTGAGTACGCCTAGTCCTAGTGTCTTCTATGTTTTGAACTATATCTATTTCATTTGCAGTCTTCTCTATCTCTTTAGATTTATTGGCCGCTTTGATTTCCTTTTTATAGTTCTCTATAGCCTTAACGGCTAACTGATTATACTTCCATCCGCGAGGACCATAGCATTTCAAGCCTATGTGATAAATTTTATCAAAGTGCTTAGACTTAACTGCTTCTAGAATTAATTTTTCTTCAAACTTCTTTTTTAGAGAATTAGCAGCTTTCATATTTCTCATGAACATATCATGATATTTGTCTCCAATTGTCCAGAATTTATAAGATGGTTTGTCCATCTTAAAAGCTTCTGTCCATCTCAATATCAAAAATTCTGCTAAGTATGCCTCAAATGTACAATATTCACCAGTGTGAATGTGCTTATAGCTGTACTCTTCAGACCATTCTTTTTGGAACTCTTTGTTAAACAGTCTCGGTTTTTTGTTTGTCATTGTAAATGATTGCTTCTTCAAAACAGTTTTCAACTTTATCTTGATCATTTAATTGTTCAACCAACTCTGGAACAACCCACATAGTTTTATATACTATGCTATTATGCAATTTACCTATAGTAATAGTTTGCTTGGTTGCTTCACCAATGGCACCAAGCGCTGAACGTATTAAGTATACTCCATCCGCATCTATAGTATCAATATTACATGAATTTGATTTATACTGTAAGCCTATAGAAATGATATTTAGTTTACAAGATTGACAAATCTTTTTTATATCAAACCAATCTTCGTACTGATTAAAATAGTAATCTAATTTGTCAGAAAGAGTAACTTTAAACCAAGTTAAAGTCTTATTTTTTTTATACTCTGTCAGCCAATCACTATAAGTATGTATAAACTGTTTCATCTCTTTATCTTGGTAGTACATGGAGACTGCTTGCGACTTAATTTCTTTGTGCTATCAGACAAAGCCGATGCGTTTTCTGTCATTATTGTTGCGCCATTTTGGCTTATAAACTGACTACCAACGTTAAAAGGATTACTATTACTTGGCTTAGTATAGTGTTTATCTATGTAATTCTTAATTGTACTTAGATTTCTATTTAAGTCAACAGCAATTTGATCTAGACTCAAGCCTAGCTCTATATTCTTTTCTAGATAAAATATTTCAACTTTACCAAGTGGACCCTTTTTAACCATTGATAAAACTCCTTTGCGATTTACTTAAGTATATACCATTTCTTGTCTGCAAATATAAAACGTATAGGTCAAATGTTTTTTTAGCAACGTCTTTAGTTTGTAGTTCTAAATAATTTTCCCTATGAGAATCTATACCATATGGATCATAAACAATATTTCTAAATGTTGTAACAAAATATTTTTCATTACCATTTGTAGAAACGGTTTTGGCAAATGATTCTTCTTCATTGTTGGTAACTTGACCCAGTTTGTCATAATAGACTGTAGTTATATCTTCTTTGAAGTCATCTTTATTGTATGCGTTAATAAATTTCATTTTTCACCCTTTATGATAAAGTTTTTTTTCTGTTCAGTTGTCATCTTATTAATTTCTCTAATAAGCTTACTCTTTTTATTGCTTTCTGACAAATCTTTATTTTTGTTTTCAATCTCAGAACGCTTATAGGAACCCATTGTCTTCCAATTTCTATCAGCAATTTGTCCAACGGTCCTTACGTCCTTAACGAATGAGCCTAGCCCACCATATACTACCCTAGACAGGCTATCTTTGTTACATGATGGGCATTTTTTTAAGGCTTCAGCTTTTATAGATTGATAAACATCTTCCATAAAATATCCACATTCTTGACATTTATAATCGTATAACATTACTTCTCCAAGGCGTATAAAACAGCTCCTAGTATTCCATTTCTCTGTATATCATTATAGTCCAATTTGCATATACCTACACCGTGAACTTGAGATAATCTATCTATACAGAAATCTAGTCCGCTATCTCTATATAAATCTGTTTGTTTAATATCTCCATTAATTATTACTTTAGAATCTTGACCCATTCTTGTAATAAACATTTTTATTTGTTCTAGTGTACAATTTTGAGCTTCATCTAATATCATAAATGAGTTATGAAATGTAGCGCCCCTCATTGTTTCTAGTGGCTCAAACTTAATTCTACGTTGATTAAAATATAAACCAAACTTATCTCTTCCTAGAAAGTATTTTAAATTCTCTTCCATAGGCTGTAAATATGGTTTTATTTTATCTCCTAATTCTCCAGGTAATGAACCTATATCTTTACCAGTGCATACTAGCGGTCTAGTAATGATTAGTGTATCTATTTCATCTTTAAGTAATTTTTGTGCTGCTAATCCAGCAGCAATAAATGACTTGCCACTTCCAGACGGGCCTGAACAAAAAATAATATCATTTTCTACAATTAGTCTTATATATTTTTTTTGGTTCTCTGTCTTGGCTTCCAGATTGTTTTGTTTAGGTTTTTTTTCTTCTTGACGTTTTTTTCTGTTGTTATGTGCCTGTGCTGCCAAAGCCGTTACTCCCGCGTTGCGAGGAACCTAACGATTCATGGACCTCCATAATTACATGAGGAACCTCTTGGAATATAATCTGTGCGACTCTATCCCCGGTGCGTATAACCACATCATTATCTGATGTATTATATAGACATACCATTATCTCTCCCCTATAGCCACTATCTACTACTCCAGCTAAAACATCTATACCCTGTTTAACAGATAGGCCAGATCTTGGCCATATTAAACCAGCTAAATTGTCTGGCATTTGTAGTGTTATCCCAGTACTAACGGTCTTTCTTTGTTTTGGTTCGATTACGATATCAACTGTAGAATATAAATCAAAACCAGCATCATTATGATGAGCCTTTGTTGGAACTTGTGCTAGCACATCTACTGGTGTTACTTTAATAGAATATTTCATAGTGAAAATTCTCCAAGGTCAATTTGTTCAAGATCGTTTGTACTTGCACCAATTTTGTATGATGTTATCTCATGCTCTTGTGGTGCTACCTGTACAGCTTCGCTATTCATCCAAGGGTCAGTCCAGCCAGATATAGGATTCTTCTTACCCTTTTCGTATGGTAATCCTATATTCTTACGCCTGCTCATACATAGCCAATCTACATATTCGCACAAAACTTTTTCATTCAATCCTATTATAGATCCATCCTTAAATAAGTATGCTGCCCACGCCTTTTCTTCACTGGCGGCAGAATCAAACATGTTGCAAGCTTCTTCTTCGCAATCTTTTGCGATGTCTACAAAACCTTCTTCTGGTACTGTTCTTAGTATCTTAATTATTTCTTGAGTATTATACAAATGTAATGCCTCATCACGCTTTATTAGTTTTATTATATCTGCATTACCTATCATTTTCTTATTTTCAGCAAAAGCAAATGCGCATATAAATGACACATAAAATCTTATTGCTTCTAATATATTTACACTTATTAGCGTAAGATAGATTTGTTTTTTAATGTCATTTTTTTTACCTGAATGCCCAATATTTCTAAGTGAGTTGTATTCTCTGACCGCTACCTCTGACCTCTTTAATATCTCTTCGTTTGTTAGGCAGCTATCTAATACTTCTGTAGGATTACTGTATACATTCTTAATGATATATGTATAACTATAACTATGAATTTGCTCAAAAAACTGCCAAACGTTCATGCAAGCTTCTAGTTCTGGATTAGATACATGTTGTAGCAGTGTTGGTACTCCGCGACAGATAACGCTATCCAAAGCTGTTTGATATAATAGATTAGAAGTAAAAATAAACTTCTCGTTTGGACTCATTATATCGTCATTTTTAAAATCGTTGCGATCTTTTTTAAGTTCAATTTCTTCTGGCCTCCAAAAGAACTCAAGCTGCTTCTTATAAAGATCAAAGAATACTGGATATTTGAACCTGTCATATCTTTGTAGTGAAAGGTCTTCACCCATAAACAATGGCTGTGATGTATAATCTACATTTTTTTTATTTAGTATTGTTTTCATATAGCGCACGAACCCCCTTCACAAGTTTCTTTTTTATGCATATCTTTTTCTGTATCACCGTCAGAGTCTGGAGTGTTACAGTAATAAAAATTCTTGACGCCATATTTAAAACCGTACAACTGGTCTTTAATTAATACACTCAATGGGATATTTCCTTCTGGATAATGTGCATAATTATAATACAAATTAACGCTAATGCTCATATCTACAAACTTCTGTAAAATTGCGCAAATATTAAGTATCGCTTTATTATCTTTCATATCCCAAGCTAGCGTGTAATAGTTTTTACGACTAGAATAATTTGGTACTAATTGTTTTAATATTCCGTTCTTTGCCTTTTTATACGACATTAGGCTTCTTACTGGCTCAATGCCGTTTGTGCTGTTCTGGATGACGCTGGATGACTCACAAGGCATGATAGCAGTCAGGGTGGAGTGACGCAGGCCAAACTTTTTAATTCTTTCTCTAAGCCCCTCCCAATCCATAGTATAGTCTGGAGACACTAATTCGTCAACTGTT